GTTATACCAACGTTTCGGACAGGAAGTTCAAGCACAAATTCCACTTCCCAAAGTGTAGTGACAGAAAATATCACCAGCTATCAATACCGCACAGGATATTCAGTAAGTGTTTCTGGGCATAATATTGAAAGTAATGACATTAATGGATATATCAATTCAATCCCAACAGCAGAATCTACACAAACAGTTAATGGTATTAGCTTTTCATACACAAGTCCTAATCTGGAAGGTGTGCCAAGATGGAAAATAGTAAATTCTGGACAGCCCTTTTCTCTTGTAGAGTCAGTGATTGGCAGTGGAATCGACACAATAACAACAATAAACCGCACCATAAACACAACAACAACAACAACTGTAGAAACTACATTTGGGCAATAGCTCTTATTCTCTGCCCTACAAAAGTTTTAGCTAATACAACTGTTGCTTCTCCAAGCAGTAATGCGCAAGGGACTGTCAACAATAATGCAACCATGATAGCCCCACAATCTACACCAGTTTTTAGAATGTCTCAGGGGATAATATGTAGCTCTCCAAGTCTTACAATTACTCCTTATCTTACAGATGCTTGGTCTTTTAACACTCCCAGAGAAACTGTGACAAGACAAAATATTTATGATGAAGATACTGGCAAGATAAAATATGTACAAGAAACACCTAGGTTTGAAAAAGAAAATTTTAATTTAAATTATGGAATATCTGCACAAATAACTGTTCCTTTAGGAAAAGCACCAGAATTATGTCTGAAAGCTACAGAGGTAAATATTAAAAATCAAGAATTGTTATATCAGAAAACCCTTTTAGAAACTGCCATGTTTCGTTTGAAATTATGTGGTGAGCAAGCGAACTTAGGTGTAACTTTCGTGGGCAAGTATGCAAGTATTTGTGAAGGGATAGAAGTAGCAATACCACCAAATCAAGTTATACCACATACACATAAATTAGAAACTAAGTAGATTTGTCTTTTTTCTTTGTCAGTTTTTT